AAGCCACTTCATAAATTGCACCAAGGCGGCTAGCGTTGTAAACGTAATTGCTTACTTTGAATCCGTTTTTAAATGTTTTGTTTTCGCCTGCATTGTAACCAATGCCTTGTCTAACTATGTTTGCATCATATTTAGGAAATGGTTTGTATTTAAGATTGGGGGAAGATATAGGTTTAGCCCAGCCAGACAATACATCTGAGTTTTGTTTAACCATTGTTTTGGCTGTAAATGCTACGCCACGCATCAATGGATCAATAGCAGTCCTGATGCGTTGGCGCATATCTTCATCAATAAACTCTAAGCCTTTAAGGACATCTTTAACGCCTACGACCTCTACTGGCATTTCTGATCTCCTTTGCTCGATCCGACAACACTTGGACTATTGCCCTAAGCATTTCCGAATCCATATCTATAAAAGCCTGTGGCGCAATTCCAGTCTCTACACTTAAAGATGCAATAGTGTAAATTAAAGAATCACGCGGTGTTATTTTTTTTCTTCGTCTAATACCTCAACAGTTTCCAGAGTATCTATAAACTCTGTGCCCCATATAGGTATTTGTGCGCCAGCCCTGCGTAAGCATTCGTAAGCCAACCAAAATATCTCTGTTTGACGTTCATGCTCGCGCAGGACTTTGCTAATTCCTGATCCATACTTCAACTCGAAAGCGTACTCAACACCTGGCGTGATTTTATGCTCTGATACCTCGCCATTAGCCCTTGTTATCTTTAGCTTTGCCATTACTACTCCTTAGTTAAAATGCCACCGATGGCGACACTGTTAATGCGGAGTTTAGTGTAAAGGATAAGCTGGATGTTGCAATTTCAGCCACGCCGCCTTGACCGATTGGGGTTAGGTTGTTTACCAAGATTGAGAATTGATAAGTTGGGTTAGCAGCTGATACAGCAGTGCCTTTAACTGTGATTACTGATACTGCAAGTGTTTGCCCAAAGGCTGCATTAAGTGTTTGCATTACCTGGCTAGTTGCCCAGTCGTTGATCAGGTCGATGCTAAATGTGCCAGATTGGAGACCAGCCGCGAATTTATGTGCGGAATCTCCCATGGCTGTCACCTCAAGCTCATCCACAATTTGATTAATTACAGCGTTGGTTACGTATGCGCTGATGTCAATTGAAGGTACTGTAGGCGCAGCGGCAGTAGCCAATTTAACGCCTACATTGTTATTTAGATATATGGCCATTGTTATTCCTCGTCTTTCTTAGTTGGTTTTGGTGATTCTTTAATTTGACCTATCTTTATTAAGAAGGCTAAGTCTTCTGATTGTGTGCTCATTTTAACTCCAGCTCGTTAGGATTGATACTGTTATTTCTGACGTTAATAAATCTCCACTAGCTGCATTAGTAATAGCTGGAGCGGAGACACTTGATATGTTTAGCACCAAAGATGATGCTGCTAACTTATTTACTACTGCCACAATAAAAGTTTCCATGCCAGCCAAGTTTCCTTGGTTATCTAGGGCAGGTGCAGTTATTAAAACTTTAAAGTTTGCCAAAGGTGCCAGGCCTACCTGGTCGTTATTGCTAGGTACGATATACGGATCTGAGGGTGTGATAACCACGCTATTTACGATAAGAGTGCTGGGCGGAAAGGCAAAGGTTGACCAAACTCCAGCGTTTGCTAAATCGTTGGCTAAGGTGCTTCGAAGGGTGGTTATTGCTGCAGGCATTAGCCCACCAATGATGCAGGACTTGAATACGGTTGGATGAGGCCTCTGACCCTATTGATAAGCTGGTAGCCCATTCGATAAGGACTAGCACTGACCCCATCCATACCGACCCCGCCCGTCTGACTGACCTGTCTGGCCTGGAAAACATCCACGGCCACGATCATTGCAGCTTCTCTTATGGCTGGGGTTGTCGCGTAAGATTGGGTTTTATGGTCTGGGCCTGTAGCCACTCCATATGGTGCTACTTTATGAAATACTTGATTTGCAGCTGTTTTTGCATACTGCACAAATGAATATCCATTAGGGTAATTAACCTGGCCGTAGTTATACATAAATACTGGAATAAGGCTAGTAGTGCCAGATGTTGGCGGTATTGTGCCAGTGATTGTGTGCGTGCCGTTAAATGTGGCACCGCAACCACTTACCACTATTGATTGAGTCGCAGCAAATGCGTTTGGATTGGCAAGCATAAGTGTTGCCACGTTGTCTTGTAATGCTGTGCCTACTACTGGGGCAGTGTTAAACCATAAATATTGGTTAATTAAATCTTGCGATGTTTGACAAATTTCTTCAATTGTTGCGTCAGAGTAGAGGGTGCCAATTCCGAGATTAGCCCTCAACTCGGCCACGGTAACATAATCGGCTGGCATCTCTACTCCTTTGCGGTTAGCTCTCTGGGGCTAGGGCTACTAAACCCCAGAGATTATTTATTTAATCGGTCTTATCAGGTCTTTTGGAACTTTAAGATACCGTTAGGCATTTTAGCAATTGTTGCCATGTAACCATAAATTGCAACCTGTACCTGTAGGTTAGATACAACATTTACGCTCATGAAATTCTGTGCTGAGCGATAAACTGTAAATGCCTCTGGTGCAAGAATAATTGCTGAGTTATCATCAAATGTAGTTGCTGTAAAGTTCTTGTCTACGTATAGATCAAGTCCTAGTACATTGCCACGGATTGATTGTGGGCCAACTTGACCTGCAGCGTTCATAGGTTGAATCGCATTAAATACAGGCCTCTTTGTTGTGTCTTGGGCTCCGATTAATGCTCCCCATTGTGCTGGGTTTGCAATGTAATTCTGTGCAAAGTAACCAGTGTTTGCATAGATGGTACGTGCTGCTTCTGTTGAGAATGCAACGATACCGTCTAAGTCAGCAGTTGTGTTTGTGCCGTTAGCACCTGCTTGGATCAAAGCTGCTAATACAGTTTGATCAAGACGCTTTAAATAGGCATACTCGAGTTGCTTTGTGAGTTCAGCATAAAAGTTAGGATCTGATCTCTCGAGCAATTCGACAGATAGTGTATTCATGCCTGAGTACTTGCTCACTGTACCTGTTAGATACTGAGTTTCCATTCCTGTATTTGCAACTGCTCCGCCTTCGGCTTCTACAGTTACTTCTGGTGCAACTCCGTTATATCCACCAGCACTAGTGACAAGTGAAGGAACGCTTATCGACATACCAGTTGTAGGAAGGGTTCCTTGTGAACACGCATCTATTGCTGGAGTACCAAAGCGAGTGTTAGTTACAAACTCTGCTAGGTACTTTGTTGGAGAAAATGCAGGGTTAGTAGCAAATGAGTCATCAGCTGCAGTTACATATAGCTTTGAATCATCGTTACCTAGAGCAGCCTTAATTTTGTGCTCTGTGTATGCAGCCATTGAAGTAATTGGCGTGCGGATTGTTGTTTGGATAAGTGGTGCTGTAATTATTGGGCGAGCAGCTTCTACTGTAGGAGTAGCAGCCTCTGCCTTTGCTTCTTGTGGCTGTGTTGCATTGTCTTCCACAGGAGCCTCGCTTTCTTTTGGTTGATTTGTGTCCTCTGCTTCGTTTTCACTTGCAGCAACTTTAGTTACCTTTGCATTTTCTCCAAAGGCTGGAGATTCGACCAGGCTTACCTCGCGTAAGGTGGCACTTGTGACATATAAATAATCTTTTTTCTGAACTGATTTATTTACATCCACGCCAACAGATAATCCGTCTACTAATTGCTCACTTGCAAGAATGAGCGCATCTGATCCTTGCATTGAAGCACTAATTTTAAATGATGCGTAAATTCCATCTTCGGCTTGGCTAAACTTTTGCATTCTTCCGATTGGCTTCTCTGGGCGGTGTTGCATAAGCATTTTTACCTTGCCTGGATCACCTATATCAATTGAACCCTTAGCAAATACAACAGGGCCGACACTGGTATGGCCTACGCTTTCAAATGGCACAATTTTGCCAGCAATAACTCTGCGCTCGCCATCGGCAGCTTCTACTTGGCTACTGAATGTAAGTATCATCTTCTATTTCGCTTCCGTTAGGTGTCATGTTTTCCATTTCTTTTGCATCTTCAACATCAATTAAACCTAGTTGCAACATTTTCTCTATTGCTTCTAGTCGTTGCATTGTGTCTGCACGCAAAAATGATTCTTCAATTGCAAACTTTACAACGTGTCCCCGTGGGGTGATATCATCCATGCTGAGTCTATCCTCAATTGCACAGATAAACGGTTGTAAAGAATAAGCCACAAATTCTTTTCTCCCGTCGATGATGTTTTGATAAGTCATCGAATTGTTCATATCCGCGCTAATGTAATATGCAGGTACGTTCATGGCTCTGGCAACTTGGGTTGCTAAATACTGTTGTGCCTCGTTGTACATCATATCTTTAGGGCTAAATCCTGTTGTTTCATAAGATAACGTGCTAGTTAAATATGCGGTACTTCTATTTAAGCGACTTTGTTTCCATTGCGCTAATAATCCAGATACTTGCTGCTCTGGCAAATCTGCGCCAGTGTTTTTAATGTAACCACTTGGCATTGGAGTTTGTGCAGATACAGCTGCAGCTTTTTCAATATCTAATGCGCTTTGTATTGTC